ATCAGTTAGTGGTGATTTAGCCACAATTGATCTAAGCGCTGCTAGTGATAATATATCAAAATATTTAGTTTTGCACCTTCTACCAGTAAAATGGTTTGAGTTGTTAGCTAATTGGCGTACTGGCTTAATATCAGATAGTCATAGCCGTAAATTCATTGAGTTAGAGAAATTTAGCTCAATGGGTAACGGTTACACTTTCGAATTAGAAAGCCTAATATTTTACGCTTGTAGTTTGGTAGCTTGTCGCTTAAGTAATTCTCCTACAGTTAATGTTTCAGTCTATGGGGACGATATTATTATCCCCGTTTCGGCTGTATCAACTCTTCATAAAATTTTCGACCGTTTCGGCTTCACTATTAATTTAGAGAAGTCATATTGGCACGGATCTTTTAGAGAGAGCTGTGGTTGTGATTATGTTAAGGGTATTAATGTAAGACCTTTCTATAAAAGGGATTCGTGGACTCCACGGTCCGTAGCTCGATATCTAAATCATTATTTTGATAGAGACCATCTTATTTCCTCTCATTTGAGGGAAAAGTTGTTAAACTACGTTCCTTTTGTTCCTTACGGTCCCCCTTGCTGCGGTGATGGCCACATCTGGTCTGACTACACCTTCGTCTTCACTGACGAGATGTTAGAATATCGATGTGGCTCCATTAACGCTAGTAAGATAGCTACCTCAGTTAGAAGCTCGCAGTTCGTATCCATTGTTCCTATTAATAAGAGGAATAATCGGACGCGTATTGCCCGCCAATACTGGGATAGAGGCCTTGCCTTGTTTCCCGCCTATTCAATTGATCTTTCATCAGATCATAAAGATACTGGCGTGATACTTGGTGAGTCTAAAATTGTTATCGATAGGAAGTTCCTTGGTAAGCTCAGTGATAAGAGCTTGAATTACCCAAGTCTTTCCACCATTGATTATGAAATTAGAAGAATCAGGGTATTTAAGCCCTAACTCAGACTATCCCTTTTGCCATCTTGGCTGGACCCTATTTTAGTAGGGGATCGGTATTGTTCCGATTGTAT